GGATAATAAGCATACTTTAAAATTAAAAAATAGATCTATTATTAAGTCTAGACCTTCAGGAAAACAATCAGGTAGATCTCTTGCTGGGTCTTTTCTTATTATTGATGAAGCCGCTTTCATCGAATCTATTGATACAATTTGGGCCGCTGTTTATCCAATTATCTCTACAGGAGGAAGAGCCTTTATTCTTTCTACAGTAAATGGTTTAGGTAACTGGTTTTTTGAAACTTACAGTAAGGCTGTAGAGAATGCGAACTCTTTTAATGCTATTGATATTAGATGGAAAGAGCATCCTGAGTATTTTAGATCTCCTGGATTTGAATTTATTTATGAGGAAATGTCTCAAAGAACCCCCCCATTTAGTATTGATGACTGGGAGACGGTTACTAAATCAAATATGCCTAGAAAACAGTGGCTTCAGGAGTACGAGTGCGAGTTTCTAGGTACAGGCGATACATTTGTCGATGGAGCCATACTATCGCATTTAGCAGAAAATATTGACGAAAATTACTATACAAAATATAATAATCGGATGCGTGTTTGGAAAGAGCCTGAACCTTTTTATGATTATATTATTGGCGTTGATACCGCACTAGGGAGGGATCGAGATTATTCAGCCGCGCAAATAATAAATCTATATAATGGAGAGGTTGTCGCAGAGTTTTATAGCAATAAGACGCCAATCAATGATTTTGCAACTATTTTGAATAAAGAAGGCATGTATTATAATACGGCTAATATTGTCGTAGAAAGAAATACCGTAGGAAATCATGTCGTAGATCTTTTATATAATGATCATGAGTATGAGAATTTATGGCATGACGATAATGGATTACCTGGATTTCAGGTAACATTAAAAAATAGGGATGTTATTTTATCTGAATTAGAAGAGGCGATTCGAACGAATGTTCTAAAAATTAACTCTCAACGCACTTTAAATGAACTAAATACTTTTGTAATAAACAGTTCTGGAAAGATAACTGCCGATAAAGGTAGACACGATGACCTAATTATGAGTTTATCCCTAGCTAACCATATTTTAAAGTACACAAGAGACACTTCATTAGTTGAATATGTTAAAGAAACTGCTTTTAAAGAGGAGAAATTTAATAAAGATAAATATAAAGTGCCTTTAATATCTTTTGGGGGACCGCAAGTTGAGGATTTAACATGGTTGACGAAATAAAACCTACAATAAACGAAGATGGTGGACAATCCACTTGGGCTGATTACAAAGCTAGAGGCCCTTATTTCTATCCTAGGGGAGCCTTAGGAAAATTCTTTGCTAAATTCTTTGCTACACCTGCACAACATGCAGTATCAAAGGAATTTAATAATCCAGATAATAGCCTTGCAGGGGACACAAAACTTCCTAATTCTGATGTAAAGCAAGCGCCTAATTCTGGTGCTGCATTTACTATGAATAGGACTACTCCTGTTTATTCTGAGATTGAAAGAAGTAGAAGAACACGTTATAAAGAGTATGAAAAAATGGATGAGCACCCCGAAGTAGGTGCTGCTTTTGATATTTATGCTGATGATTGCACTCAACGAGATACTAATGATAAGCGATGGAGCGTGAAATCAGAGAGTCCAGAGGTTGTCTCTGAGGTAGAGCGGTTATTTAAAACAATCGAACTTGATAGGTTATATTATGATATTTGTAGGAATACTGTAAAATTTGGGGATTGTTTTATTGAGTCTATTGCTGATGTAAATAACCCCGATGCTGGAATACAAAAAGTTAAGGTACTAAATCCAAATTTTCTTTTGCGCGTTGAGGATGATTATGGTTATCTAAAAACATTCCTTCAGCAAATTCCAGATGCAGGAAAAAGTGATTATGCTCAAGGAGGTGCGTTTGATATTGATCAAACAGGAACAAAGAACTCTAAATTTATTGAGCTAGATAAGAATCAAATAGTCCATTTTCGTTTATTTACATCTGATCCTAAATTTTACCCCTACGGCAAGTCAGTAGCTGCTTATGGGGTTCAAACATTCAGATCATTGCGTCTGATGGAAGATGCAATGCTTATTTATAGGCTCTCAAGAGCCCCAGAAAGACGAATCTTTTATATTGATGTAGGCAACTTGCCCTCTAGTAAAGCTGAGATGTTTATTGAGAGAGTTAAGGAAAAATTTAAAAAAGAGAAATATATGCGAGGTAATGGTGTTGATACTCGATACAACCCATTAGCAGCAGACGAAGATTATTTTGTCCCTATCAAAGGAAACCAGGGAACTCGGATTGAGACCCTTCCTGGGGCGCAAAATTTAGGCGAAGTGACTGATGTATCTTACTTTAGGGACAAGCTGTTAGCGGCTCTTAAAGTTCCACGCGATTATGTGGTGGAAACAAAAGATAAGGCACCAGATAAAAAAGCGAACCTGTCGGAATTGGATGTTAAATTCGCTAGGGCTGTTGCGAGAGTGCAACACGATATTGAAGTAGGTTTAGAGATTTTAGTTAAACGTCATCTTGTGATGAAGAATTTTCCTTTAAGCTTAATTAAAGACTTAAGGATTCAATTGCCAGATCCTTCTGATAGATTTACAAAAAGAAGATTAGAAATTGATCAGGCTCGTTTAGCAATAGTTCAAACTGTTACTCAAACTCAATTATTTCCAAAAGATTATATCTACAAGGAATACTATAATATGAGTGAGGGTGAGATTTTGTTATTAAAAGAGAAACTAAAAAAAGAGTCGGAAGAAGCTGCATACCAACAGCAGGAGCTTAATCAGATATCACCAGGAGCGGGTGAACTGCCTCAAGGTAATACCCCTGGAGGGCTAAATTCAACACCGACACAGCAAGAAAGACCGAATGAGGATTTTTCTTCTTTAATGAAGTATAGAGACAAAATTAAAAAGAAAGAGGGGTATAGGGTAGATGAACAAAAAACTTGGCAAAGAATTTTAGGAAAAATCAAAGAATCTTAAAATTTTAGGTAAATGATTGCTATATATAAATTTAGCACCTAGGAGTAATGAAAAACATGTTTGATCATATTTTTGAGAATAGAGACAAGAAAGTAACCAATATAATTAAATTATCTGATTATTTGGGTAGATCTTTACGAGAGAATGTAGAAGTTTTTTCGATTGATGATAGTGAGCAAAAGGTAACTTTTATCACGGAAAGCGGCTATATTATTGCGGCTGATTATGATTTCGATAATACCGTAGCATTAAGAAATATTCAAATTGAAACAGATGATTTATTTGAAGACACTAACCAATTTGATGAATTTGTAGATTATAAAATATCGAACTTTATTCAAAATATTTTTGAAGAGGACTTTGCTGAAGCTGATACTAGTTTTAACAAAGTTCTTCAACTATGGGAGAATAGAGTTAAGTTCTCGTCAGTAAAGAATAAACTTTACGAGAAGTCCCAAAAATTTAACGGAACTAATAGAATCATTGATTCTGAAGAGTTTCAAAAAATGGCACAGGTCGCGCCTCAGATAGTAGAGTTTTTAGTTGAGAACAAGAATTTAGCCAATATCCCAGAAATTAAAAACATGGTTAGGTTATCTTCTGCTGTTTCTCATGCCTTCAATATCCCTAGACTCTCTTATGATGACCTAAATGAATCTTCTTATGTGATTCCTCCTGAAATAAATCATAATATATATGAGATGATTTGCAAACAGGAATTAATTAGAAAAGAGTTAGTTGAGTCTAAAAATAACTTTGATCTTGTTTGGTTGAATAATGATAAAATCTCTAATTTAGCTTCTCTCGTTTATGAGAGTGATGAACAGACAATTGCACAGGCTTTAGTTGAAGTTATCGTAGAAGTCCCTTATTTCTCATTAGCCACTAAAAAGCAGATAGCTGAAACACTAGCAAATAGTTTGGAATTAAATGATACAGTAAAAGTAAGTCTTAAAGAGATTAAAGCATTTAGCAGCTATCTTTTTGAAAGTAAAAAACCACTTAAAGAGATTTTCCTCTCTATGTTGAATGAAAAGTATGGGATTAGTGTACAAAATCTTAAAGATATCCCCACTTTTAAAAGTCTTTTAAATACTCAAGTTTTGATTTTTGAGGCGTTATCAAAACTTAGTCCTAAAAGCTCAGTGCAAAAGGATGTTCTTTTGGAAACAGCAAAAATGCTAAGGACGAGAAATGGAGTAGAGTCTATTGATGTTAATAGATTTATTGAGCTTCTTTTTGAGAAAGCAGGTTATACTGATATTTTGGATGATGCTTTAATTGAGAATCTTACCATTAAAGAAACTTTTTCTGAAATTGATTCTATAGAAGAATTGGTAGAGATTATACTTGAAACAAAGAGAAAGAAAGAAGAGGGCGGCGATAAACGATCCAAGAAGACAAAAGCTGCTCAGGCGAGAGGCGAAGAAGCTAAAAAGAAAGCAGAGGCAGAAGAAGCGCAAACGGAAACTGACGCCTTCAAGACTAGCAGTATGAAGGATCATATTGAGTCTAACGAAGATGATTCCCGCATGGATGAGAAAGAAGCTAAAAATGATGCGGAAGCTGGGGGCCTTGATCCGACTACCGCAGTTGAGGAGCTACCCCAAAAAGAAGAGGAAAAGGAAGAAAAGAAAAAAACACCTACTTCTGATGAAATTATGAAGGATTTCAAAAGTTTTGAGGATATTTTAAACTCAATAGATTTTGACAGTTTAGATACAGAAAAAGAGAAAGAAGAAGAGCATGAAGAAGAAGTAGAAAAAGAGCAAGAAGTTGAAAAAGACGAGGAAGGTGAGGAGTGAGTGATCTCAGAGAAACAATCCTTCCAGTCTGCAAGCTAGTTGAAGTAAAGCGTATTGCTGATGGGGCTGGGAGTTGTAATGCTTCGTCGTTTGATTTGGTAAACACTGCGCTTACTGTAGATTCTATTGCCATTTCTGATGCTTCGTGTTCACTAGGCACTTCATCCTTCACCGCATCAGGAGGTTTCTTAGCGGGTTGGCCTGTTGCAGCTTCTTGTACTTTTGAGGTCATTACTGTACGACTTGATACAAACACAAATAAAACTACTGTTAGAGTGCTTACTGGTGGAGCTTATGATGCAAACGGTGGTGCTTCTGGGGTTGATTGTTCAACAGTAATGCCTACAGGTACTTCGGGCGTATTTACAGTTACAATGTCCAATGCAGAAGTTGAGGTTCCTTACGTTTCCGTAGTTGATTTAAGTGGATCTAAAGGATTCTTTAGGGTTCAACCCTCTTCAGGTACAGGAACAGCATTATATCTATCCGCTTTTGATCACGGACCTACCTCTGGGGTAATCGTATCAAGTATAAGTGTTTCCAGCACTACATCAGGGATTCCTGGTGCTATTGCCCAAGGAGGTGGTACGGCTACACTTACTTTACAGCCAAGTCAGAAAATTAGTGCGATTGCAATTGAAAACGAAACTGACGTAGCTGAGGGGCTGTTTGCTATAAATTACGGCGTAGTTAAACGGGCTAATGCCGTACGGGATCAACAATTACCTGATGCTAGATGAGTATAGTAAATTTAACGACTGTCGCTCCTGTATCGTCTAAGGGGTTTTTTGGTAGAGGCATTGGTATTACAAAATCCTCCAATGTTCAAGCTTCTATAACTTTTTTTAATAGTGAGACTCCTGCATTTAAGGTAACAGCCGATAAAGGACCTTATCGAGGAAGAAAAGGTAATTTTTTAAAGTTTGGGGTTTTTCGTCAAGCAGGGGTTAGATATGTTCTATCTTGTTTTGAGTTTGATGGAGATAAAAATAATGGTACAGTGAGTACCGCAGGTGTCGCTGAAGGAGCCACAACCGCAGCGGGGATTGTATCAAAGATTAATAGTTCTAATTTAGGGAATTTTGTTACTGCGACCTTACTTAACAATGCAACTAACATAGACTATACGGGGGCTACAGGCATAACGGCTGGGGACGCTATCCCGATGACGGGAGGAAGAGGTCGTGGTCGATAAAATACCCGTAAAATTTAAGTATGGTGGAACAACCCCATCTGCTTTAGGAGAGTTCACTAGCGAAGATACTGTTTCTGTTTCTAACGGAGGTACAGGGGTTTCTTCACTTAGTTTATGGCCTTCTGTTTCCTCTACCTCTGTATCTGCTGCCTCCTTCATAGGTGGAACTTTTACAGGAACAAGTGTTTCTTCAACAGAAAGCTCTGCGGTTAACTATAACGGAATGCCATACCCACAACCTTTTGCTTATGTAGAGTGTTCTGCGGCAGGTACAAACACGAATGAT